GCCGCCCGGCTCCGTGTGGCCTCCGCTTCCTCCGGACATTAAGGGCAAAATCCTCGCCTTCTGTTGGCTGGTTGGCATCGGCTACCGCTGGGTGGTGCTGGACCCGTCGCAGAAGCCCGGATTCCCCGTTGACCCCGGCTTCGGCAACAGGCCCAGCAACGACCCTCCGCTGACCCCACAGCCGAAGCGGTAATGAAGCAGCATTTCAATTGGCGGGGAACGCCGAGACTACGAGCGAACGAACTCGCCGTAGTAGCGGCGTTCCCCGGCCTTTCGCAATGCGACGGCCTCTTCAAACGTTTTTCGATATCCCAAAGACCGTTGTTTCCCCGCGACGGAAATGGTCGCTTTGTAGCAGTCATGCGTCTTGTCATAACTAACGCCCGTCTGACCGGTTTTGTTGTCGGTGCGGCGACGGCGATTGATAGCGTTTTGACGCTTCGTAGCCTCCCTAAGATTATTGCGCCGATTGTCGAGAGTATCGCCCGATTTATGGTCAGCAGTGCGGCCTTTGCGCGGTCGAACAATGACCGTCTCCATGTTCGTCCAGGCGTACTTGCCTTTTTTGATTTTGAAGATGCGACGAGCGTAAAAGCATTTTCCTCCCTCACTCCACTTTGCGTACCACTTCCATTGACTCAGCATTTCAAAATCGGCTTCATCAACGAGGGCAACTTGGCCTTGAGTGAGGGGGATAATTCGATGGGACACAGGAATATAGTCTACGTTACACGGAGCCACCAATGAGCGGATTTAATTGGAGGCGATTGAGGGACCCCTACCAAGAGGGTGCGAACAATGCGGCCTGGAGAGCGGAGCTAACTGACCGAGTTTTACACGAAGAGGATGTGAAGGAGGACGGACGGCGATGCTGCAAGACCAACCTACTCGCGCTCTGCTACACGTTGGGCTATTGCCTCATCACCGAGGACGTTCACCATGAGGCCATCCAGTTTTTTCCGGAGATAGACCCCGACCAGACGACCGAGGAGCTATACAAAGGCCGCAAGCGACGGCGAACGCTTCTCTACCCGCGCAACACCTACAAAACTACACTCGACATCGCCTACTGTGTCCAACTCATCCTTCACTACTACTTCACCATCGCCATTCTGATTATGAGCGGCGGCAAAGACCTGGCCTTCGCCTTTGTGGACCAGATTGCCAGCTTCTTCATCAAGGAGCCGCGCCGACCGGCGACACTCTTCCAGGCACTCTTCCCCGAATTGTGCGCCATCAAGCAGCCGGTCCCCGGCCAGTTTACCGGCCCTTTGCGGCAGACCGAACCCAAGATCGTAGAGCCGATGATATGGGCGAACTCGATTGACTCGAACACGACCGGATGGCACCCCGACGTGTTGGTGTACGACGACATCAACACCAATCGAAACTCCAAAAAATACGAAGGCCGCGTGGCCGTCACTAAAGCCTACAAACTCACCCGGAAAATCCTGAAGCCCACCGGCATCGAAATCAAGATCGGGACCCCCTACGGCTTGGGAGACACCTTCAGCGACGAGGTATTGACGGCGCGGCCTGGGAGCTACGACCGGGTATTCAAACCGGCACTTCGGCTCCTGAATGGCGAACGACTGGACCCCAACGGGTTTCCGCCCGAAAACGAAGTTGAACTTCTCTTCCCCACCATCCTCAGCTACGACTTTTTGCGCGAGGAATATGAGGCGGACTTTGAGTTTTTTATGAGCCAGTACATGCTCGACAGCTACGGGGCCGCAGAACTTGTCTTCACCGACGCGCAGATGCTTGCCGCGATGACCGAGGAGGCCGAGCTACCGATGGAGGGCCAGCGGTTCATCCACTTCCGGCTACCGTGCCGGAGCCTCAACTGGTTGATGACCTCCGGCGCGGTGGGCCTCATGCATCGCAACCGCATGTACATCATCGAGACGATACAGGGCCACTACAAGCCTTCGGTGTTGGCGAAGCTGATTCACGACACGGCGCGGCGCAACGGAATGCACACCGTCGAAATCGAAGACTCGCCGGGAGCGCGTCTGATTCAACCGGCGATCAATAACTACAGCCTGACGACCGGCTGGGACATCTTCGTAACGTGGGTGGACTTCCAGGGCGACGGCGGAGAGCGCGATACCCGCATCCGCAGCATCGAGCCGCTACTGGCATCGTCACGGCTCTACTTCTCGACTGGCCTCAAGACCAAGCCGCTGATTCAGGGCTTCGTACAATACGGGATGACCGACGACAACGGACTACCCGATGTAGTCTCGCGGATTGCCGACAACTTGCCGGTGAGCATCGCCGCGACCGAGCTTGATGACGAAGACCTCGCGTGGGAGATGATGCGCGAGAGGGACAAGTACAACCTGATTTATGGGCGCGGTGTCTACACGCCTTCGGAGCCGGAGCCGGAAGAAATAGAGGTCCCCGGCGTGGAGGAGAGGCTATTCAACGAGCTTGGTTTGGAAGTGATGATGCCGGGGTTAGAATAACTACAATCATGTTCGTTATCGTGGATGCGGAAAATAAGATTGCACGTATTGGCAACGTCCCACTCTTCGGACACAAAGCCGAAGTGCTGGCCTGTTTCTACAGGGAAGACGATGCATTAAAAATCCTCTTTGAACTCGAAGAGGCCGGATTGCTGGAGGGCCACCGCGTAGAAGATACGGGCGACACGTTCGATGTCATCCCCATCCGATACGGCGAACGCAAGGCGAATGACTTGTAACCCTGTGAATTTCCCTAGTTGAATAGAAAGTTACAAAGGGCATATTATCCCGGAACTGGTGTACGTTACCAAAAGAACACATCAGCCCTAAGCCTTGATGTTACGAATGTTGCGGAAGTGGCCGTGAGTTAACTCCGACCCGAACCCGTTGAATTTTGACGAGGACCTCGGACCATGGCCGCAAGCGCAACATTGCCGCTGACCAGTAATCCCAGCAGACCAGTGCTGCCCAGGGACATCAAGACCTCGCCCGACCCCGCCATCGCTGCAAAGTACACCGACCAAGCCGCTATCAGCATCGTAGTACAGGACTATGAGAGGGCAAGCGCGTGGCTCAATGACCGCCGTTGGCCCCTGCAATGGACCGAGAGCGACGTACTCTACCAATCGCCGCGGACCCTAAGCGTCTTCGAGGGGTCCACCGTCACGCGCTCGAACGTCTCACGCTTCACAGTGGCGAAACAAACGAACTCTCTGGCCCCGGCAATCACCGGGGCCGTTTTTTCGGACCCGACCCCGTTCCTGGTTCGCCCCCGGCCCAACACCCATCAGGACACGACGAGGGCATGGACGGAGCTTGTCTCCGAACTCCTCGACCAGATCAATTTCAAGCAAGAGTGTAGTTATGGCATCCAGGCGATGGTCAACTCCGGCACCGTCATCTTCAAAATCGGATGGGTGACGGAGACGACGGTGGAGACGCACTACCACAGGAAGAGCGCACCGCCGCAAGTGCCCATGCCCTTTGGCAAGCCCCTGACCATCTACACCGAGGAGTCAGACGAGTTTGAGGCCGTGGACGTGGAAGTGACGCGCAACCGGCCCTTCTTCGAGAAGTGCAATATCGGTCAGGTGTTTGTAGACCCCAAGTGGTGCAACCCCAACCAACTATGGAAGGCAAAGTGGATTGTCTATGAGGACTACCTGAACTATGACGACCTCACGAAGCTCCGCGAGAACCCCGACTACGACATCCCGCCCGACGACGTTCTCCGCCACATCTTCATGTCCGACGAGGAGCAGACCGAATCCGCGAACTCGCTTGAGCAAGCTATGGTGGCAAGCACCAACGTCCACCATGCCGCGATGCCGGACCAGGACTTCAGCGAGGACCCGCTACAGAAGCCGATGCAGGTCCTGGAGTGGTACGACAAGACCCAGGTCCGTGTGGTGCTACAACAAAAATGCGTTATTCGCAACGGGAAACACAAACTACCGGACAAGCCGTTTCTGAGTGCGAACTATTGGGACATCGAGAACTCCGGCTATGGAATGGGTGTGGGTCGCATCTCCGGCGCGGACCAGCGCGTCGAGCAGGGGATGATGAACGCGATCCTCGATATCCTGGCCTTCGCCGTCCAACCTGAGTATGCAATCGCGCGGGGAGCGAATGTGCCGACTCAGGACCAGCGGCGAAGGCTGGGTGGCATCCGCATGGTGGACGGGGCCGACGCGACCAAGGCCGTCGCGCTCGTGCCGCAGCCGAACCCTCCGCCCGACGCATGGAGGGCCATACAAGCCGCCATCGGTTCGAGCGAAGGCGCGACCGGCGCAGACCAAGCAACTGTTCAAGGGGTCCTCCCAGGCCGGGGGAGCAGTGTGGGGCACTCCGGTACAGGCGCGGGGATGCTCCAGGCCGCTTCCTCGGGTCGTTTGCAATCGCCGGTCGAACGCTTCGTTGACGGGGTGTTCCTTCCCTTCCTCAACTTCCTCTGGCAGATGGTCAAAGAGCGGATGCCGATACAGGAAATTCGCGACATCCTGGGCGAGCGCACGGCTGACCTCGTGGTGGACTTTGGCGATTTCATGCGGACCAACGTCAAATTTGAAACCTTGGCAGGTACAAAACTCGCCGCCCGGAACCGCATGGCCCAGGCACTGCCATTTTTACTAGAAGTCTTTGGCAACCAGGCACTCGTCCAACAGATGAGCCAAGTCGGTTACAAGGTCAACGTCATGGAACTGGTGAAGATGGTCCTCGATATGAGCGAGTGGAAGAACCGGGCCGACCTCATTGTTCCGATGACCGACCAAGAGAAGCAAATGATGATGCAGCAGAACCCCGCCGCGATCAAGGCGCAATCGACCGCCGCCGAGCTACAGCAGAAACACCAGAACGACATGGACCTTGAAGACAAAAAAATCGCCGGTCGCATCGCGGCCAAGAGCATCGACACCACCCACCAGACCCTAGTGCAATCGCCGCTCGAACGTGCCGCCGCCTTTGCCGAGCGCACCGCCGACGAGCGCGGGATGCAAGCCAGCCAGTTCTACGCACCCACAGGAGGCGGATGATGGGCAAACCCCTTTGTGACACAACGATGACTCCTCGGAATCCACGCACGAATTGCGCGTGTTCGACCTACCCGGAAAATCTTGGCCCTTGTGATGATTTTTTGGAGGGAGGACGTTCGGACTACTGCGTCTATTGCGATCACCTTAAAGCATGTCACCCAGGAGGCGGATAAATGCCAGCGTCCGACCACTTCATGCCGATTCCCCCGCGCCACCGCCGCGCCCTTGAGCTTCTGATGGACCAGAAGAAGCACGACCCCTACGGGGCCATCGGGACCGGCGCACTCCGCGATGAAGACGACCCGTTCACGCTGGAGCAGATCGCGGGGCCGCTGTTGGAGCGTGGGCTTATCGAGGACCTGACCAATACCGACTTTGGCAGGGGCGCACGTTACTTCATCCACATCACCCCGCTAGGTGAAATGTGCCTGGCACTCGGTTACATGCTCCGCGACCCGCGCAGGACCAGCGAGGCGGAAATAAGGAAGTATCTCGCGTCAGACTCCGACGAACAGACGAAGTTGGCCAACGTCCTACATCCCCCGGCACCGCCGACCGAGGCATTTGAAGCGATAGGACACCTTCAACGTCAAACGGAAGCTCTCACTGGAGCCGACCCACGAGTTTTAGCGGTTAAGAAACGCGGCGACTCGAACGAGGAGAAGGAGGCCATCGCATGACGAAGCTCCGCATCATCAACCGAGGCACACGGTATGACGTATCGGGAAAACTGCGGAGCCTAGTCCGCGAGATTGAATGCGGCGAGATTGCCCCGCGTGACGTTGTAGTTATTACCCGCGAATTTTATGGACCGAACAAAAGTTGCAGAGTGGGCCTCCGGCACTACGGCACCGGAAGCACCGAGGACATCCACTGGATGCTATCGACCGCGAAAGGCAGGGTGGAACCGCAATGATCGAGGCCCGCACCGAGCGCAGGTTCGGCGTCACCGCAGGGCTAACCGCCCTGCAACGCCGCAACCTCTTCACCATTCGCAATAGCGACGGGTGGAGTGACGTGCTGGACGTGATGGAGATGTGTTGTATCGAAATGGAAACGAAGCTAATCAATACCGAGCCAGCCGCCGAAGCCGACGTGTTGGCCAATCACCGCATGGCCAAAGCAGCGTGGCAGATATTCACCCATCTGCAAGCCAAAATTGACGACGAAATTTCTTTCTACCTGTCTGGTGTTGCCACCAAGCCTCTGATACCGGCGATGACTCGCGAGGAGCAGGAAATAGAGAACATCCTGGACCCGACCAAGCCACCGCCCGAATACGAACACTGAACCCTAGAAAGGGAAAGACAATGCAACCCAAATGGTTGAACGACGGAGAGCCGGATGAAAACGGCGAGTATATAGCAGTGATTGAGAACACGGCGGGAGCGCGAATCTCCACCTTTAAGGGCAAGACGTACAAAGAAGTGGCGGACAAGCTGCTCGAATCCCAGGCGAACGCGAACCGCGAGATTAGCCGTCTGAGACGGCCTGACCAAGCGAGGGTCCCCCAACAACTCAAGACCGAACCGAAGACCCTGACGCCGACCGACAAACTTCGGTTGGCAACGGACATAACCGACCCCGACAAGATCGTGGACACCATCACGGAAATTGTGACGGCAGCGCAGGACGGCGTGACGCCGCGCCAGAACGTAAATAACGTGGCGACCATGACCAACGAGCAGCGCGATAACTACTATCGCTCCGAGGCCGAGGAATTTGTACGGGCCAACCCGGACTACTATCCGGTACAGCAGAACCAGCAAAAACTCTTCGCCGCGTTGGAGGCCAACAAATATGACCTCACGCGCAACAACCTCACCATCGTCTACCAAGCCCTGCAAGACCAGGGCGAGTTAATACCGTGGCCCACCAATGGCAACGGCAACGGTGAGCATGTAGGACCCGAACCAGCAAGACCCAACGGACGACCGGAGCCTAATTCTCCCTCTCCTAGACCACGGAGCGTTGCAACGGGGATTAGAAGTTCGGACGCATCGGCTTCACCCCCCCCGCCGCCACCTCCCAAGCGACTAACACGCGCAGACGTTGAGCGTATGCCGAGGCGGGAGTACATGGACAGATTGGCCAATGACCCAGGCTTTCGGAAGGCGGTCGATGCTTTAGGCGCGTGACTCCAACCCGAAGAGGGGGATGGTCACATGCGAGACAATTCAAGGGCCGCAGAGCGCGGCAGACAGTTTTGCCGAAATGTAGTTATTCCGTTCATCGAGTTTGCCGCCGCAGTCGGCGGACAACTCTTCTTTTGGACGGGAGACGTGGCGCGTTATCGCGTCCACGGTGCGTTGGCCGTTGGGGTTTCACCAGCGTCTAACTTGACCACCAACCTACCGCAGTCGGTCGTCACCAGTTTTGACAAGGTTTTCATCGAGAACCTTAAAGCTGAGACGCCCTGGGTCCGCTGCACGTCTCGCCGCACACTGGACGAGAACGCAGGTAACAAACTTGCGCTCTTCATGTATCAAAACCTTCCGGCCCCGCCGCTGACCCAGGCACCGGAAGGCACGATACAGACCGGCCTCACGGTTTCGGTCGTGCAGAACACAAGCACAATCGGCAACTATGCAGACTACGCGAACATCTCGACCTATGCCCTGCAAACCGCCATCGACCCCGCGCTTGAAGCGTTGGGAGTGCAGATGGCCTACCGCATGGCCCAGGTCATCAACCTTATCGTCCAGAACACGGCGGACGGCGCAGCAGTCGTAGACCCATCGGTCATCCACGTTCCCATCGACTCGACCGGCCTCATCGCGCAGGACATCACTTCGATGGTGCAATCGTTGTCTGCGGTCAATGCCCTGCCCTTTGAAAACGGCCGCTTCACCGGAGTCATCCACCCGTTGATCGTGGGCGACATCCTCATCTCCACGCAGCCGAACGGCATCACCGACGTTCTGAAGAGGACGGCGGAGGGCCAGGAGAAGTTGCGGGAGCTACCGGCACCGGACGGCGACGAAGTAACGGTGATTGATTGGGGCGGAGCGCGTTTCCATCAATCCACCCTTGTCACGCAGACCGGCACCGCGCCCACCAAACTCCGCACCTATGTTGTCGGAAAAGACGCCGTAATCGGCATCTCGTTCGGCGCGAAGGAAAACACGCAGATTGGCGACGGCGATTGGCGCAACCTGCAAGTGTGGGTGCGGCGATTGACCGAGCCGAGCGGGTATGACCCGTCCAGGATGATTGGAGGTTTCGCTTCGTACAACACGATGTACACCGCGACCCTTCCACCCGACCCGGTAATGCGTCTCCGCTACTCCGACGCGGCCTCGGCCATCACCTAGAAAGCTGGAGGAGTCGCGCTCAACCGCGACGAGGGGAGAGGGTCCAGGCGAAACTCTCCCCACTCCAATAACTACACACACGCGAAGGAGTTTTTATGGCGCAAGAACGTCTCGACAAAGCAAAGATCACCAATGAACTTGAAGAACTGCAACTGGAGGAGGCGCAGGAGCGCGTCAACCAGATGCGACAGCGGAAAGAAAGCAGCCGCCGCCGCTTGGCCTCACGCGAAAGCGACCTCAAAAGAGGCCGAGACATGGACAAGGCCCGACAAGCGAACTGTTGGCACAAAAAGGGTGGCAAGGGTGTGGAGATGCTGTCACGCGGCAACGACCATAACTACGCGGTCGTCAAGCACCAGCTTTGCCACGGTCCCATCATCATCATCTGTCAACGGTGTTGGCACGTAGCCGAACCGCCCGACACCGCGCTCAACCGGCGCGGGGCCACCGCCGAGCAGAAGGCCGAGTACAAGAGGCTTTATGAAGAGTACCAGTGGTGGCTCAACCTTCCGACCGACAACGTGATGAGCGGCACCCAGCTTTTCGTCGTCAACCGCGACGAAAGCGCAGCCTGACGACCATGCCGAAGCCTAAACCGAAGCCCCGACCCGCGAACCCATCGCAGAAAGATGAGTCCACCATGACCACCAAGCAGCGAACCACATACCCAGCCCATGTCCCGCAGGACGGCAGTACGGGGCAGGACGAAGTAGTCAACCAAGCAGCCGACGAAGTACCCACCGAACAGCGCGGAGCGGGCACCGGAGAAGAGGCCGTCATCACCCGCGAACGCAATTACGACGAGACGGTCCCCGGCGCGTTCCCCGCCGTTGTGTCTCCGACCAGGGAGCAGAAGGCCATGATGCAGGAACAGCAGAAGCAGAGGGAGAAGGAACAGGCCGAAACGCTCCCGATATACGAAGAGAAGCCCAGGGACCCGCTGAACCCGTAATCGGAGGCATACCGTGGGGAACTCCAACGTAAGGATTCAAGAAATCGTGGACGAGGTTGCCGTCATTGGCGACCTCACCCCGGTCCTGAAGAACACCGGAGGCTACGCGAACCAACCCGCGCTCACCATCGCGAACACGGTGATGCAGGAGCTTATCAGTGTGCGTTTTCCGTGGAAGTGGAACCGCATGAAGATACCGCCCTACACCCTAACCCCGATTCAGCAGGACTACGCATCGCTCAACATCTATGACCTTGGGTGGCTTGAAAACGGTGTCCGCATCGACATCAACAACACGCAGGTCCCGCCGCCGTCTTGGAAGATCACCGCCGTCCGCGACCTGGAGATTGACAACTCCATCGGTGGGTTTCCGGGCCAGTTTTGCTGGTTCTATAACCATCTGCTTGAGTATGCGCAGTGGCCGGGACCGGGCAAAATCTACACCAATCCCATCGGCCAGAACGCCGTCAACAACAATCCGCCGACGAACATCTATGACGCCGACTGGAACATTCTGGTACTGACGAAGTTCGGTGTGACCGGCCTAGTCCCTCCGGTCGCGCCGCCCCCGCCGCCCGATGCACCGGACAACTACCCTGTGGGTGTAGTTATTCAGGACGGCACTTGCCAGTGGACGGTGGCAGACCCGAACGCCCAGGGCTTCCGCTTCACGCCGCGACCGCCCTATGGCGGAAACGTGTGGCTGATTCGCACCTTCGCGCAGATGAAGGCACCGCCGCGCTTCGTGGAACTCTCCGAGTTTATCGAACCGATTCCAGACGAGTATTCCAAATGGTTCGTTGACGGCTTTATCGCCTACGCCCACCGCTACTCCTCGAACCCCGCCGTTCTCAACCGCTTCGAGCCGATGCGCCGAGTGTGGCTTGACGCCGTAGCAGCCGCCGCTCGACAGGGCGACCGCGAGGACGAAGCCAAGGGCTTCTATCCCGACACCGGGGTCATGTCACCCAACTACGTGCAAGACCAAGGGCCGTATCCCTACCGATGGGGATGGGGTTGGAGGTAGACGATGCCAGCGACCCGGAACCTGCAATCGAGCGTCTTGTTCACGTTGCCCTTCATCGGGTATCAACCGGCGAACATCTCGAACGGGCAACCCGCGCTCGATGCGGCCAACCTCATCAAGCAAACCATGATGGGACCGCCGTTCAAATGGCCGTGGAACCGCATCGCGTTCACTGTGCCGATTCCGACGACCGACTACAACGGCGACCCCATCGACCCGGTGCAGGACTATTGGTTCGATACGACCGACTTTGGGTTTCTTGAGCAGGTTTGGCTTATCGACGCCCTTGGCAACGTGAAAGAAGTTGCGATCAAAAGCACCCTTGCCGCCGAAAGTGCCACCCAGCGACCGCAGAGTGTTGCCGTGGAGAGCCAGGACAACGACGGCATCGTTCTCCGGCTCAACAGCATCCCCGACCAAGCCTATCTCCTGAGCGGCTTTTATCAGCAAGCCCCGAACCCGATGACCTCTCTGGCCGCTAGTTGGGGACCGATACCCGACAACCTCAGCTACATCTACGATTGGGGCTTTTTGGCGATGATGGCGATGATAACCAAAGACGCTCGACAGGCCCAGTTTGCGCAGAAATTCGTCTCGCACCTGTTAGGGGCGCAGGACGGCCTCACAGCGACCCAGCGCAACATCTTCATCGGTGAGTGGCTTGCCCTGACCAGCGAGGCAGGACGCAGCCAGTTGAGTACCCAGCAAGGCGTCCAGGCGAGAGGGGCAAGCTAATGGCCGACCTTCTCCAAATTGCGGGAGCGCAGAGCGCACCAAGCGACTTTGCGCCGTTGCACATCAACCGCATGGTGACGGGCTACTGGACCAACACCAACCCGCTCCGCGATGCCGCGACCAGCATGTTCATCGAGAAGTTTTACGGTGGACGGCAGGACCGCATCGCAGCCGGAGTCAATGTCGAACTCAGCACCAGACTCACGCTCCGCCGCCGCCCCGGTACGAGCGTCTATAACCAAAATACGTTTCCAGGTGGAATCACGCGCTTTTACGGCTGGAATACCTTCACGCTTACACAGGAAGCCGTTCGCGTGATGGCCGACACGAGCGCATACGTCTATGACGTGACCGGGTTGAACGGCAAAACGATGATCTGGTCGAAAGCCCCCGGTTCAGGCCCAACCTTTTTTCTTGGCGTGGGCAACATCCTCTACTTCACAAACGGACTGGAAAATAAACAACTGAACAATGTAACCGGACAGGTTACAGATTGGGGAGTGACGGCACCGACGACCGCGCCGACGCTATCACAGAACGCACGTCCGAGTCCTTATCCGGCATGGCAGGGAAACTCTTGTTTTTGCACGAACGCCGTCATCGGAAGCCTGGTGATAATAGACCCTAACGGATACCTGCAACGGGCGATTGTCTACGGCACGACAGGGCCGACGCCGCCGACGAACTGGAACCAAATTCAATACCAGACGACGCAAGACGGCTCTGTGACTTGGCAGAACATGGGGCCGTATCCGTGGGCACCGAACCACCAGTACGCCTACGGTGATGTGTGTGTGGGGCAAACACCCAATCAAACGGGTATTGAAGCGGAATTATTCTGGTGTACTCAGGGCGGAGTGAGCGGGACGGGTGTACCGGGATGGGTCACAGGCATGGGGGTTTATGTCGCAGATGGCCCCAATGGAGTGACGTGGCAGAACGGGGGGAAGGCACTTCAATATTCCGACATCGGCTCCAATACACCCATCATCGGGACGGCACCGCAGAGCGGACAGACCGCCGCCGCGATAGTGGACGGCAACGGCAATCTTCAACTTGTGGCGCAGCCCGGTAAGACCGGCCCACTCCCGCCGAACCCTTGGCAGACCCAGCAAGGCGCGTACACCACGGACGGGACAATGGTATGGCTCAACGGAGGGCCGTTCGCAGTAGCGGCCACCGCCGCCGCGCAATACGGCTACGCCTATCAGAACTCAACGAACACCGACCTCAGTAATATGTCACCGCCAAGCGTACCTATTACGGTGAGCCAGGGCGGGCAGGTCATCGTTCAGGGGGTTGGGTCAGGACAGGCGGGCATCGACACAATCCCCATCTACCGCACCCCGCAGGGAGGCTCGATCTTTCTGCTACTAGCGACGATTCCGAACCCCGGCGCAGGAAATATCTGGACGTACACCGACAACACGCCGGACAGCGGACTCAACCCGACGATCCAGGCGTTGGTGAACGGCGAAGGGACTCCGCTACCCATCGGCGCGACCTGCCTTGAGTACAACTATGGGCGAATTTGGGCAGCAGTGGGCAATGTAGTTTATGCCTCCTCCGGCCCCGATGCGATAGTGGCCGGGTCAAGCGGAAATGCCGGGTTCGATATGACGTTCACCTTTCAATCGCTGGTGAAGCGTCTATGGGCCACACCAGCGGGCCTCATTGTCTTCACCGTGAGGGACGTGTACATCATCACAGGCAACGGCGCGCCAGCGGCGAACGGAGGGACACCGTTTGTTCCAGGGCGATACATCGACAACCTACCGCTGTTGAACTATGACGCCTTTGCAATCTTTCTCACAACCCCTTATTTACTAAGCGGTCACGGAATGGTTAACGCCCTGGACCCGTCCTCCGGCATCGTGGAAGCCAGCTTCCCTATAGCCGATCAGATAGCCGCAATGAACCCCAAGACGGCCTATGTCACTTTCCATAGCGGAGGCAGCGGAGAAACCGCGCTGTATGTGGCAGACGGGACTAGTTCATGGTATCGGATGGCCCCCACATCCGCGCCGGAATCGGGTCTGAACTGGAACCCACAGGCGACGATAGTAGGCGGCACAAGTGCCGTTCAATCCGTCGAAATTCTCCCCGGACAGTTCGCCCTTTTGATTGGCCCACCCGCCAGTGGAGGGCCAATTTTGATGCGTGACCCGACCGTGAATACCGACAACGGGACCCCCTTCGCTGCATGGGCGCACGTCGGAAATATCGTACTCGCACAGAGCGGGAAACTGGCAGGTTTGGCGTGGGTTGGAGTGGAGTCGGAGGCTGAAGGTTCGGCCACAGAACTAGCCGTAATGTTGGATGAAATAGCAGAGATTCCGAAGTCGCAATCTGCCAATTTTTACCCCGTTCCACGCAGCCGTCAAGACCCCCCGAACATGCCCCCGAGTGAGTCACTTTTCAGCAACCGGCACAGCCTTTTACAAGGGCAAAAACCAGTGTGGTGCAAGAGCCTTCAACTGATGTTTTATTGGCCCAACGAAGACGCCGCAAACGAGCTTCTAACCTTCACTATTTTTGGCGAAACATGGGCCGAACAAAGGAGCCAATAATGGCATCCCCGAGACAGGCCGCGAGGGTGAATATGCAAGGCTGGAAACCGGCCCCGGCACAGCCCATTTCTACCCCCT